GATTTCCCGACGCAAACAAGGCCAGCCGGATCGGGGAAAAGCAGATCAAGAATCATCCGCTGGCTCGTTCCGCCGTCCATGATGCACGGGCTGGCGTGCCACAAATCAGCTTCCGTCAGCCCTTTGAGGTTTGGCCGGTGGTTCGTCGGTCGAGTCGCTGCCGGATTCCACTTCTGCTCGAACTTGCGGACGTAGCTTGGAGCCGGTGCCAACGTCGTATTGTAGGCGCGCTCGATGGCGCGGCGAACTTCCGACATTTTCAACGGTCGCCTTGTCTGTCCTTGGAACGACAAGATGCGCTGCTCTGCTTCTGCTGGTGAAATACCGGCAAGCTGGCACTTCCTCGCGGAAGACAGCACCCAAAGGTTGATGCCGTCGTGAGGTGGGGATTCTAGGTTCATTTCAGTCCTTGGCGGTCGCTTGGGTGCCGGTCGTGAAGTTTCAAGTGGCAGTCGATGCAAAGCCCGAGAAGCTCAAAAAGGAATTCGTCGCCCATGTGGGCATACGTGAGGTGGTGGACATGCTCAACGGGTGCCGCCTCGCATCCAGCGCAAATGCACTTTTGCCGCTCGATTACCTTGTCGCGTAAGTCTTGCCACTTCCTAGAGTCTAGATGCGCGTGATACTTTTCGCGCCACTCTGGGTCTTTTGGTTTCCGGGGATACATCGACAACCGATGGATTGAAATAATGGGATTTTGGGACATAGACATAAAAAAGCCCCCGAAGCTGCCGCCAGTTGAGACCCGGGAACACTAACCCGGCTGGCGACAAGTTCGGAGGCTGTTTAATCGTAGGCATCGTGTTTTTTTCGGGGTCTCAATCCCGTTGCCTTGCGGCTTCGTTAAGTTACATTATCTCTGCGGAATATCAAGCGGGTCTTTGGGGCGTCTAGCGTCTTTCAACGCGGCTAGGGCTTCGTCGGCGGTCGATGGCGTGAAGTTGTAGCCTGCAAGCTCTTTCCAACGCTCCATGGCCTCCGCCAGCCTGTCCGCCAGCGCCCGCTCGGCTTGTAGATCTGCTTTCATCCTGACAAGGTTAGCCCTGCACTCCGTGGCGTCGTGACCGTCCAGCAGCTCGGCAAGGCATAGGTAATCCTTGCTGGTTTCTTCAAGCTCCTTCCTAGCATCGTTCCGCTCGCCTAGCGCCCGGATCGTGTCGAGGTCCGCTTGCTTGCGGTCCTGCCGCTCTTGCTCAAGCTCCTGCCAGTAGCGGTCAGCCTTCGCCCGCCACATGCGCTCGGAGTCCAGCGCGGAGGTGTAGTAGCCGCGCACGGCCTCTAGCTCGGCTTCCAAGGCTGCAATCCGCTCGTCCTGCTTCATCATCGTCTCGTGCTGGGCTAGGAGGCGAGAGGCGGATTGTAGTAATGCCTTACTAATTTCGGAGTATTTTGCATCCGAAAAAGAACTGCATATCATTCGCAAGCTCTCGGCCAGCGTTTCTGTCGGCGTGTTCATGTCAGAAAAGCTGAAGCTGTGCTTTCGCGTTCCGCAAGTTGCCGCAAGCCTGCTTGAAGTAGGACTCCTTAAGCTCGCTGCCGACAAACCGACGATCAAGCGTGATCGCCCCGACTCCCTCGCTGCCGATACCTGCAAAGGGCGAATAGACCAGATCGCCGGGATTGCTCCAAAGCGTGATTGCACGTTCGATGACGTCGAGCTGAAGCGGGCAAATGTGCTTCTCATCTTGCTCAGACCTTGCGCCGTCGCGGTTAAGAACCCGCCCTTGATCGACCGTCATCCATACCGGAGACGCTACTTCCTGCCACCACGAAACCGGGAACTGCCCACGGTCCTTGACGATTGGCTTGGGATTCTCACCCGGTGCGCGGAACACTAGCAGGTAGTCAGCGGAGCCAACGCGGGAGTCTGCCGAATCGTTGCAAAGCGTCTTGTGCAAAAGCCCGTGCGCCTTGGTCCGTTGCATTTCGGTGACGGGATTCTTCCAGATGCAAACGCGGGAGTGGAACCGGAATCCACGTTTCCAGAATGAGCGGATGATTTCTCCGCTAAAGTCTTGGAACTGAATCGCGCCGTGCTTGCACTTGGTTGCCAGCAAGTCCACACAATGCACAGCGACCTCCCGACCCGGCACCATGATGCGGGCAATCTCGTCAATCAGCAGCTCGAAATGCTGCGTGAACTCCTCCATGTCATTGCAGTTGCCCATGTCCTGCAAATCATCCGAGTAGGTGAAAAGGTCGGCAAACGGCGGGCTGAAGATGGAAAAGTCAATCGACTGGTCCGCAATGGTTTTGGCAACCCGGACGCAATCGCCGTGGTGCATGGTCCATTCCTTCGATGATTCGGTGTTGATGTCTGTCTTTATGGTCAGTTGTTTCACTTGGAACTCGCGGAAGCATTCCGCCGCGATCTTCATCTTCTCTTGCATTTCCTCATGCTGCTTGATCTTGCGTTTGATGGTCTGGATGATTGCTCCTTCCGTGGTTGCTTGCACGATGTAGGCGTTGACTTGTCTGGACTGGCCGAATCGGTAGGAACGGCGCAAGGCTTGATAGAAGTCCTCGAAAGAGTAGGACAATCCGACGAACGCGACATTGCGGCAATGCTGCCAGTTCATGCCATAGCCGAAGATGCCGCTCTTGCTGATGAGAACGCGAATCGTCCCGTCAAGGAAACCTTGCGCTGCTTGCTCTTTGAACTTTGCCGTGTCGCTTCCCTTGACTTCAGTCGCGCCGGGAATCGAGTCTTTCAGCAGCTTACTCTCCTCGTTTGTGTTGCACCACACGATCCAAGCTTCATCCGACCCATTGACGAGTTCCGCCACCTTGGCAACCCGGTCATTGACCGTCATGGAAAGCTCCTGGTGCATCGTGGTCGCTGACAGCGTTGAATGTCGCAAAAGCTCGCCGTCCTTGCGTCCTGCAACCTCGTCAACCTGAACCGAGAACGATTGCAGGTTGAGCGGCGGGAGGATGTAGCCGTCATCGGGAAACCCAATATCGGACGGCTTGGAAATGCACGCTGCCCAAGACGAAAGCCACTCCCAGAAAGATTTCTCCGCGTGGCGCTTCAACCTCCAGTCGCCAGTATTGAACGTGTCATTGATGAAGAACGTGGCGAGCATTTGAGCGGGTGAGCAAATGCCAAGGAAATCAGCGTGTTGCCCGAACTCAGTGTAATCGTTCGGTGACGGTGTTGCCGTGCAGCAAAGCCGATACGGAGTGTCGCAAAAGCGCGAGGTGAGACGGATTCGGGTCTTGCCGGTGAAGTTCTTGAGAATGCTGGACTCGTCGAGAACCACGCCGGCAAAGTCGATGCCGTCGAAGTGATCGAGCTTGTCGTAATTCGTAATGTAAATGCCGGTTTCGTTGCACTGGTCCCCGCTATCCACGACTTTAGCGGCGACTCCGAATTTCACCGCTTCCGCTTCCGTCTGCTTGGCGACCGATAGCGGGGTGAGGATCAGAACCATGCCGGAAGTTTTCAGCTTCACTTGATTCGCCCACTCAAGCTGTTGAGCCGTTTTTCCAAGGCCGCAATCCTCGAATAGCGCGGCCCGCCCCTGCTTGACTGCCCATCGGACAACGTGGGCTTGCCAGTCGAAAAGCGGAACGGTAAGCGGCAGCGGGTCGAATCCGTGCGACTGCGCCCGCTTCGTTTTTGCGGCGATGAATTGGTCGTATTTCTGTAGTGTGTCGTTCATTGGTGTCTCTGGTTACTTGATGCCGATAATCTTGAGTGCGGTTTCCGGCGAGCGGGCGACGTCAACTTGCCCCTGCCAGTCCCCGTGCCACTTTTCTTGCGATGGTCGCAAGCTCAGTTGCTTCTTGGTGCCTTCCTCGGGCTTGCACTCGATCAGGTAGTTCCGCCCTTGGTAGCCCACGAGCAAATCCGGAACCCCTGGCGTTGCGATGCGGGAAAGGTCTTGCACGGTCGCGCCTGCCGCCTTGAGAGCGGCCACAATGGCGTCCTGCGTGCCGTCCTTGCCGTGGAATGTGGTCTTGCTCATGGCTTTGAGATGTCGGGTGCGAACTGCGTCTTCAATCCCTCGAATGCACGGCGATCTTCGATGGAAAGCCAAGCGCCGGTTGCGTCAACGTGGACGCCTTCCGCGATGCCTGAGACAAGGGCGAGTTCAAAGCCACTGAGACGGCGGGAGCAATAGTCCCGCAGGATGGCTGCAATTTCGGCGTCACTCATGGCTTGCCCTCCTTCACGCTCGCGATTGCTTGCTTTGCGTCTTGCGCAGCTTCTTCCGCCGTGTAACTGCGAAGCATGGAGTTCTTGCCAATGATAAGCTCCAGCGCCTCCAGCAACTCGTCGCGCTGGCGCTCTAGGCGGCGGGCGAAGTCGATGTCAACGGACCAACCGCAATTGTCGCTCCATTGCGCTGCTGCCCTCGTCTCCGGTGTCGGTCGGTCGCTCATTCGTTCCAAAGTTTGACGTTGAGCTTGCGGGCGAGGTCTGCCAGCGCCTCGTCTTCGGTCGCGCCGTAGCCGCTAACGTCTGGCAGCGTCCAAGCCGTGAATTCGTGCGGCTCCTCGGAATCGCGGTGGATTCGGATGTCATGCTCGCGCATCCAGCGGAGGCGAGGCGAGAGCGTTTCGGGGATTTGGAATAGTTCGTCGGTCATGGTGTCGTTTGTTTCGGTGTTGCAATCCATCCGGCGAGCTTGGCCTTTGCTTGGCTGTAGTCGTCGGAGAGTTTGAGTAGTCCGGCAAGGACTTGCTCGGTGAACTCGTTGCGCTCTACGATGATGTAGAGCGGCACTAGCTCGGGATGCCATGCGAAGAAGTCCCAGCGATCAAGACCGCTAGCTGCCATGCTGGCGTGGACTTGGAGTTTGTGTTCATCCGGCAGGGTTCCGGCGTCGAGCCATTTCAGCATGGTCCTTGCGACGGGACACTTGAGTTCTAGTCCGTGGTTCGGCCAGTCCGCCGCGCCGTCATCCCCGCAATCGAAATAGATCAGCCCATCCGGCGAGACTCCGAATCCTTCGCATTCGTGGCTGATGAACCCAACCTCAGTGACCTTGAACCCGGTATGCGCTTCGTAGGCAGCACGGGCGAGCGGCTCAAGCTCCTTGCCCCGCTTCATCGCCCATGTCTCTTTCTCCGGCTCGTCGTCCTGCGAAAGCTCGCCAAGCTTGTCCCAGATGGCGTTTTGCCACGCCTTCCGGCTGGTCTTGGTGCGGTCGCCGTCGAGCAGCCAGTCGCCAAGCGCGGAGCCTGTGAAGTATTGGCGGCGAAGGGCAAGCCATTGGTCCGACCCTTGCACTATGTCGGTGTGCAGCTTCATTCCGCCTCCTCCTGTGCGAGTTCCGCCTCGAAAGCCTCCTGCGACGATTGCTCAACCGGCGCGGCCAGTGCTGCGGCGAATCCTGGGCGCGGCGTGATGTTGCGCGGCTCGAAAGCCCGCTCATCGTCTTTCTCAACATGCTCCCGAAGCTCGCTCGAAAGCGGCAGCATCTTAGCGAGGCGGCGAACGGCGGTCTTCTTCGCCATTTCGGCCCAGTCGGTTTTCCATGGACCGTTATTGCCAGAACGCGACCGCGAGCGGATTGCTTCCACCTCGTCCTTAGTCATCACGGCGGTCTGCACTTCGCCGGTCGAAAGCTTGGCTTCCGCGTAAACCGCTTGCACTTCGCCGCGAGGCTTGCGCCAATCGACCTTGTGGGTAACGACGCCGTTTCGCCAATCGAAGCCGTCGTTTTCGCAAACGGTTTCGGCGCGGATGCTGGTAACGTCACCGGATCGGCGGATGAGTTCGATCAAGCCCTTGTAGTCAATGATCAGCGTGCATTCGCTGCCGTAGGGAATCAGGTGCGCCCGCCGCCCGTCAGGCTCCAAGCCCATCGCGGAGAGGTCCAGAAGGCACTTCATGACGCTGGCGGGCGTGCAGTCCATCAGCTTCGGAGTGCGGGTGGTTGCCGTAATAGCAATGCGGCAGAAGCGCTCGGCGTCGAGGTGCTTGGGCAAAGCGCGGGCGAACTGCTCGCGCATCGTTTCGGAGTTGATTAAGGACTTGATGTCCTGCTTGGTGGTGATTGCGTTGCTCATTGTTCTTCGTGGTGATTGTTCAGTCTTCCGGCAGCTTCATCAGCGCGTATCCGTGCGCCTCGGCTTGCCTGCGGAGCTTGAGGATCGGATCATCAGCGGCAAACCTGGCCCTCAAATCGGCCAGCGCATCGGCAACCGTGACGCCCTTGCCGGTCTGGGAGTCAACCTTGATACTTCGCGGGATGACGGTCAGCCGGAATCCGTGGCTATCGAATACGGCGTCAACAATGGCCGCGTCGGGAAACTCGGCACGCAGCGCGTCGTTCGCGGCAATCAGTTCTTCGGTAGTCGTTTGCATGGTGTCTTGTGAAAGTGGTGAAGCGGGCCGGTCGCTAATCCGGCTTGGTTCGATGTTGCGTCATGCAGCCTCTCAAATCATTGGCCCATCGTGCGTGTCTCTAAGGTGCTAATCCCACCTGCTTTCCACGCCGCCGCTTCGTTGGTTGCCGGGAAACCGTCCCGGCGCGGGTTCCCGCCGTGCTTGCTGTGCTGTAACCCTCCCAATGATGCATCGGCGGTAGCTGGAAATTAGCGGGCGAGCTTGTAGCGGGTGACGGTCGCGCCTCCTTGGGTGCGCTCGCGGGTGCGGGTGATTGTGTGGCCAACGTGGTCGCGGCTCAAATCGTATGACTCAAGCTCGCCGATGCGCTTGTGCAGGCAGCAGATGCCGAGGTGCTGGAACGCTTCAAGGACGGTGATGCCCTTTGGGTGGCGCTTGAGGTAGGCCAGCAGCCGCTGGCATTGCGTTTGTTTGGTCTTCATGGTGTGTCGAAAGGTTTCCGGGCTGTCGCGGCCAATCCCGCCCCAACGAGAATTGAACAGCGACCGGCAACGTGCCACCCGGTTTCCAACTGCGGAAAGCTATGCGTCTTGGGTTGACGCGACAAA